GCGATGTTATATTCCATTATGACGAAAGTCTATATTACGAAAGTTATGTGTATTATGTTAAAGCATACTAATAATGTATGAAAGAATATATTATCAGAATGCAAGCTGAAAAAAGTGAATTAGAAAATCGTTTGAAAAAGGCTAAGGCAGCTTTATTAAATCCGCCTTATGGAGCAGATACAGAAGGGCAGAACCTTCTAAATACGCAAGTGGGCTACATGGAGCACTATCTGGATATACTAGAGTTGCGTATACAACATGAAGAGAGGAAATCACGATGAACGAAGAAACTATTGATTTCCGCTTGAACCAGATTGAAAAGAAACTCGACCAGGTAACAGATTTATTATTGCAGACACAAGCACAAGAGCTGCGATTATCTACGGCAGAAAAAGGAATAACAGACCTTAATAATGCCTTAAAAGCCATTGAAGATAAAAAGCAAAAAAATACTTCTATGTGGTTATCCCCTCTTATTTCCACAATCATATCGGGGCTTGTAGCCTACATCTTTGTAAAACTAGGACTTAAATAAAATGAATAAGAACTTTCCACAATCAGACGCAACGGAACTTTACGAAAGATTTGATAATGAAAAACTCAGGGTAATTTCTAAATATGGGTGTTGTGCCTTTACGGCTCTATGGATCATGGGAATTACTGACAGTATCAACGCTATAACAATTCTTGCTGATGAAATCGGTAAGGGTCTTGATAATGAATGTACTGTACAGTGGTTTGATTTCTTTAAAAACGTTTCTGGAAGAAATATAAAAGTTGAATTCAGAGATATAAATAAACTGATTGATTTAGGCAGCGTAAAAGGCCGTTGTGCCGTTCGTTATGACTTCAACGGAAAAAGCCATTGGGTAGGTGTTGAAAACGGCCAGATTGCTTTTAATTCTCTAAAGCATTCTATTTGCGTAACAAACGGAAAACCAACAAAGGCTAGAATTATAACTTTCTTATAGGGGTAGAAAATGGAATTGAAAGCTAAAACAGTTTCAACAATTGTAAAAATCTTTGATGTTGCTTTTGTTGTTGTGTGTGCAATCTTGAAATGGCTAGGCATTTTCCAGAATGCAACAATAACAGAAGTTTGCATGATTGGTGGTGTAATTGGTGCTATCTTTGGCGATGTATCAATCAATACGGCATTAGACAAGTTTAAGAAAGGTGAATAAATGATAAAAAAGATTTTAGCGGTTCTTTCTGCAATCGGTGTGTTTTTTTCTGCTTTGTTTTACGTTTTATTCAGACAGGCAAAAGACGAACAGAAACTAGAGAAAAAAGAAAATGAAGATTTGAAAGATAACCTGGAAGCAATTGCAGAAGCTGAAAAGGCCGTAAACGAAAAGGATAAAGAAAATGAAAAACTTAAAGAAGAAAGTAATAATAACAATCTTGACGGCTTTAATGCCCTTAATTCTTTGTTGCAGAAGTAGCAAGGTTGAGTATAAATCTATTTATATTATTCCAGAACTTTACTTCCCGACTTTTCCAAATCCAGAAGGTAAAGCAATTCCACTTGATAAGGAATTAAATAAAGTAACTACCAACGATGTAGAAATCAAGTTTGTTTTAATGCCCTTAGAATATTACAGGGCAATTGTAAATTATAAACTTGATGTAGATAAAGCAGAAACTAAATACACAACCTTTAAAGATAAAATACAAAATAACTAATAATTTAAGCCTCCTTCCAACAAGTCATTAATTGCTCTTTCCCCCCTTGAGTGCTGTCACATTTAAGGGGGATTTTTTTTTACTAATAATTCAGATATGGGAGATATGACAGAATGAAAAATATTGAAATCCGTAACAATAGCGGTGACGATTGGAAAACGCCTGATTGGTTTTATAAAAAATTAGATCAAGAATATCACTTTGACTTTGACCCTTGCCCCTATCAATCAGATTTTGACGGCCTTTCTATTTCATGGGGGGGGGTGAACTTTGTTAATCCACCATACAGCAGAAAACTCAAGGAAAAGTTTATTATGAAGGCTCTTGAAGAAAGCAGAAAAGGAAAGACTTGTGTTTTACTTCTTCCAGTGTCTACTTCAACAAATATTTTCCATGATGTGATTCTACCTAATGCAAAAAAAATAGAGTTTGTTCGTGGCCGTTTGAAGTTTGAACAGAGAGACGAAAACGGAACTTTTAAGGCTAAAGGCTGCGGACAACATGACAGTATGATCGTGGTGTTTTAGTTATGCGTTACGGTGTACCCTACAAAGGCTCTAAAAACTCAATAGCAGAATGGGTCTATAGTCATTTTCCTAAAGCTGATAATTTCTATGATTTATTCGCGGGCGGTTGTGCCATTACTCAAGTTGCTTTAATGCGACAAGAATATAAAAACTATATTTGTAATGATATAGACGGTGGCGGGATAGAATTATTCTTAAATGCCATTCATGGCAAATACAAAAATGAAAACCGCTGGATAGACCGCGCCACTTTTTTTAGAGAAAAAGACAAAGACCCTTATATAAAATACTGCTGGAGTTTTGGTAACAATGGCAGAGATTATCTCTATGGGGAAGATTTGGAACCATTCAAAAAGGCTTGGCACTATGCAATTTATTTTAATGATTTCTCTCTCGGTAAAGAATTAGGTTTAAACTTAGAACCTATCGAACATTTACACGACATTTACCAGAAATACATCGAAGTAAAAAGAATTACTGAAAGTGCCTGTTTATTAAATAAAAGTTATGATTACAGAATTGTATCACTTGAAAGACTTCAACAATTAGAAGCTCTTAATAGGTTACAATCGTTACAATCGTTACAATCGTTACAATCGGACTTCTCCTGCGTCGAAGTCCTCCCCAATTCTATTATTTACTGTGATATTCCTTATCACAATACAAATAGTTACGAAGAAAACAAAGGCAATTCTTTTGATTATGAAAGGTTTTATTCTTGGTGTGAAAAGCAGACAGAGCCTTTATTTATTTCTGAGTATTGGATGCCAGAAGATAGATTTGAATGTATAGACACAATCGAAAAGACAGTGACTTTACAAAGTGGCGCGGGCAATAAGGCCGTAGAAAAATTATTTATCCCGCGCCATCAAAAATACGATAAATGGCAAAATACACTTTTTGAAGGCTTGTTATAAAAATTATTTTCCCACGTAAAATATAACTTTTTTAACTACCGATTGTTAGTAATAAAACTAACGATTGGTAGTAAAATCACGACATTTTAAGGGGGATAATCTTGTCTAAAACCCTGTCTAAACTTGTCTAAAAATAGAGATTTGTACAATTTGCAAAACACCTAAACCCCGCTTTATACCCCCCTTTTAACCCCCCTTTTAAGCAATATAGAAATAGAAATAGAATAAGAATAAGAAATAGAATAAGAAATAGAAATAGAAATATAATAATATAATAATATATATATTATATACAAAATCCACTCACATACTATTTCACAATTTTACAACAATACATTTATACAACTTGTGAATGTAAATCATTGAGTAAGTATCTGGAGATTAAATCTTGTTCCACCATAGGCATAGGATTTACTCTTGTACCTGATAACACATCACAAAGGGTTACAGGATAAAACTTGTTGTTGATATATGCCTTTAATCCAAAACTTTCTGATAGACAGAGAATGAACTTAACGCAAGACTTGCGGGGAGCTTGTAACTCGAAGTAGTGGTCATGGAAAAGGAAAACACCGTAGCGGTCAGTACGGCGCGGAACTTTGATAGCGAGTTCATATTCCAGATTGAATGACGGCGGGATTTTCTTCCAGAGAGAAAGAGAAGAACGGGAACGGACAGAAAATTCTTTATTGAAACGTGGCAGCCAATCTTTCAAGAATGCGTTAGCAGACTGATTGTCTTTTATTCCCAGACGACGGAAGATGTACGGAAGATTGTCTTGTAAAGTCCCCCAGAGCCTTTCTATTCTGCCTTTACCCTCTGCACTTAAAGCGAGAATTACTTCAATGTTTAGTTTCTGGCAAAGGTCGTTGAAGTGGGTATTGCTAGATTTTTCATACTGTAATCTTTCTTCAAGTGTCTTGTGTTTTGGAGTTGTTACGAAAGAAGAGTGGCGGTCAATATATACGGCTCTCATAATGCCGTAATTTTCAAAGGTTTGTTTTAATACCTGATTATAACCTAATCTACATTCATTATCGCAGAAGTAAAGACCGGTTACTATGTGCCTAGCGTCATCAATAGCACCATGAAGATTTGTGTAAGTGCCATTTAAGAACCAATCATGTTTACTAGCGTCCATCTGGACTAGTTCACCTGTGCAAGCTCTTTCTTTTCTGCTCTCATGTTTAATCTTCTGGTGTGGCTTATATTCCTTTCCAGACTTTACACCTTTATTTTTCATTATCCATCTAAGACTTGGTAAAGGTATTTCTATATGTTCAATATCCCTTAAACCCCGCCAGAAAGCTGCAAAGGGTGCGCCTTCATAATACTTGTGATAAAGATAGATTAGGTTATCAATAAATGTGTCGTTGTATTTTCTGTTATACCCCGGATGTGAAGGGCGTTTAAAGATTGATGATCCGTAGAGCTTGTAACGGTTCTTTAGTTTCAATACGTTTCTGGGGGCAATCCCTATTTTCTGGGCGGCTTGTAAAATGGTGATTTCACCTTTACAACACATGGGGATATAGAGTGATTTTCTATACTGTTTCAGTTCGTACTCAGTCATATATAGTCCTTCCTTCCCACCCGATAAAGAAAAGCAAATACAAATTAAACCTAAATAATAAAAAATGCAAATTTTTTTCTCAGATTTCTAAATATATCCTTGACACTCACAAAATTAACATCTATAATCTAAAGCATAAACAGGTACGAAGTGTTTATACATGATTTTGGATTTAATTTTCTTTCGGGAAAATAAATTATAAAAACCCTAACTAGTTCGTACCTGGTTAGGGTTTCTTTTTTTAACACATAAGGAGTTCTGATATGAGAAAGAACAAGTACGAAAAACTGATGTACAAGGCTGAAAGACTTGTACAGAAATCACTCAAGAGTAATTCAGACCGCAGAAGATGGAAGCTGCAAGACAGAGCAGACCATTACAAAGAAATGGCTTATGCCCTGAATCTTGATGAAATCAAATAAAAAGGAGCGTGTGAACAATGGCTAGTATTGTTATGGTAATTGGGCAATCTGGTACAGGTAAATCTACCAGCTTGAGAAATTTTAAGAAAGGCGAAGCAAGCGTTATCAACGTTTCTAAAAAACCTATGCCTTTCCCTTGTGAAATCCCTGTAGCGAATGTAGGAAGTTACAAGACAATTAAAGAACTGATGTTAAAAACATCTTCTCCAGCAATTATAGTTGATGATTGTACTTACCTTATTGTCAATGAATACATGGCTAATGCAGATGTAAAAGGCTTTGATAAGTTTACAAACATGGCAAAAAACTTCTGGGATTTTATGAACTTCTGTATCACAGAACTTCCAGACGACAAAATTGTGTATTTCTTAGGTCATAGCGAAAAAGGCGACGACGGAAGAGAACACTTTAAAACTGTGGGAAAAATGCTAGACCAGACGGTAGTCTGCGAGGGGTATTGTACTGTAGTTCTTAAGACAGTTGTAGAAGATGGACATTACTACTTTGCAACAAAGAATAACGGTTATGACACAGTAAAAACCCCTATGGGAATGTTCAAGGATGAACGCATAGACAATGACTTAAAACTTGTTGATACAACAATGCGTTCATATTTCAAAATCTCAAACAAAACAACAAAGGAGAATAAATAATTATGTTTGGTGAAGGATTTAAGCACATGGATTCTAGCGAAATGTTGGAAGAAGGCTACTACAAGGCCAAAATCAAGAATGCAGAAATCAAGAATGGCAACTATGGAGATTATATCCAGGTTGAAGTTGATGTAGAAGGACACCCTAATTGCAACCCACACATTTTTCTTTTGAATGATAGCCCAAAAAAAGGTTTTGGGTCTTTCTCTCTGGAACAGGCTCTGGAAATGTGGTGTAAAACCATGACACAGTTCTTTACTAACTTCCAGATTCCAGAAGGGGACTTCACGCCATCTCATTGGGTAGGAAAGGTGGGAGAAATTACAGTAAGGCAGCAGAAGAAAAATCCACAGTACAACGAAATCGTACCTTACAAGACAAAGATTGTTAAGAAAGCTGCTGAAAAGAAAGAAGCTCAGACTTATACAGACAGTAACAACAAGGATGAGTTTCCAGAAGATATACCTTTCTAATCTAAATTGGTAAATCCCAGAGAGTAAGACGAGGAGTAAATCTTACTCTCTGGTTGCAAGTTAGCCCTTTAGTAAGTTTTTGGGGGACACTCACGAAAGCACCGGCCCTAAAAATGTGAGTAGTTGCGAGAGTTAGAAAAAACTTTTTTTTGTAGGAATTGGGAGAAGAAATTGAAAAAACAGATTAAAAATGACGGTTTTAAAATGTGGTCGAATTATGTTGAAGCAATCGACAACTTCACCAAAGGTAATGACGAACAGTTTGGCCGCTATATGAGAATTATCTGCGAATATGGCATATACGAGAACGAAATCGCAGAAACAGAAATCGAAAAGTTATTTTTTACAGGCATTAAATCAAGCATTACCGCTTCTATTCAGAATATTAAAAACGGCAAGTCAGGCGGAAGAAAAGCCGCAGAAGATACAAACAAATTAAGTAAACCAACACTTGAAGAAGTAAAAGCATATTGCGAAGAGCGTAAATCACAAATTGATCCGGGTGCATTCTTTGATTACTACGAAAGAAACGGCTGGGTTTACGGCAAAAATAAAACTCCAATTAAAGATTGGAAAGCGTGTGTTAGAACCTGGGAAAGAAACGACAACAACAACACTGTAGCAGACCTTCACACAAAAAATGAGGGGGATTTGTTATGAAAGTATTTTCACAACCTACAATTGATATAGCGAAAAATATTTGTGCTGGGTGTGGTAAAGAATACGACCAGCCCGCCTTAGTTTCTAACTTTGGAATTATTATCGCAAGATTTTGCGAGGATTGTATAGCAAAAGAAGAACGAAAAGAAAAAGCAATTGCAAACAAACGGAAGGAGAAAAACAAAATGGAGTGGCTAGAAAAAATCGGTGTAAAAAAAGGTTATGAAAAAGCAACACTCGATAACTACATTCCTGGAACAGTAACACAACAAGAAGCCCTTATCGCTTGCAAAGAGCTGCTTAATGGCGATATTACAAAACTTTTGCTTTTAGGTTCTAACGGTGTCGGAAAAACACACCTTGCTTGTTCTTTGACAAAAATAATGAATGGCCGCCTTATTACCGCTTATGAGATGTTTGCTTTATATCGTTCTTGTTTTTCTGGTCAGAATAGCGAAATAGATTTACTTCATAAGTTCAAGACCTACCCTTTACTTGTTATTGATGAGTTTGGAAGAACAAAAGGAAGTGAAGCAGAAGAAAACTTCTTGAGTGCAATTCTTGACGCAAGACACTCAGACAGACTTCCTACGATGATTATTTCAAACCTTATTTTAAAAAGAAATTGTGTGTTTTACAAAGCTGATGAAAAGTCATGCGAAAAAAGAGCTTGTAAAAACTGTATTGAAATGTGGCTCACTTCTGATTTGATTTCCAGACTTAAAGAAAACTCAAAGATTATTTGCATTGAAGGTGAAGATTACCGTAGGAGGAAAAATGAAAAATAAATCGGGAATACCCATGACAGAAGAAGCAAAGAAAGAATGGGAACAGGCATTTAAGGACATTGAAGAATGTATAGAAATGTTGGATTTGCAAGAGAGCATGAATAATCCCTATGCAAAGTATTTGAAGCTGAAACAACAGGATTTATTTTAAAAATGAAAAAGTGGGAAATAGAAGGACAACAAGAGTTCGATTTTGCAGATTGTTATATCCAGAACTATCCCCCACTAGATTTGAGTAAATATGCAAAAGACAGAAACCTGGAGTTTTATAAATTACAAAATGATTTGCTGCTTGAATACAACAGAACGGGAAAAACAGACACAAATATCTTGTGGAAAATGTTCCCATACATCGAGGGTGTTGTGGAAAGCATAGCAAAGAAAAAAGTCTGTGTAGGTTGTAAGGTTCCAGATTTTGAGGGGAAGAGTTTTGAAGCGAGTTTAAGAGTAATGAGTTATTACCAGAAGTTTCCATACTTTAGGGCAAAGAAACTTGAAAACGTGGTTTTCCACAAAGTCAGGGAAGTTTTTCTGGATGGCAATTTACAACTAAACGAAAGGACAAGGGATTTTGACTACGTTCTGGAATTGGAACAGGAACGGGAAAAAATAGAAATGGGGGAATTAAACGAAAATGTTTGATGAAAAAACAAATGGACTGATTGCTTCTGCCGTAGGTGCAGAACTTTTGAACGCAAAGAAAATCGGACTTGCTTATAACACAAGCCATGAGTGCTACGGTGTTCTTCTGGAAGAAGTTGAAGAAGCTCAAGAGAATATGATCCAGATAGAAAACCACATGGAAGCATTCTGGCAAATGGTAAAATCAAATGATTATAAAGGCCAGAAAATAGAATTGGGTTTGATTGCAACTTCTGCAATTGATTTAGCAAAAGAGGCGTGCCAGGTTGCAGCCGTTGCGTATAAGGGCAAGGGGTTTGATGATGAGTAACGATTTCAAATTACTTCCAGAAGTAAACAGAACTTTTACAACGCAAGAAATTGCAATTGCTTGTAACTGTACTTTACCAACAGTTAGAGGATTTGCGAATAAATACGGTTATGAACCTTTACAGGTTCTTAAATGTGATGAAGGTAAGAAAGCAATCTGGGATTATGTTTTTTACAAGGCCTTTAAAGACTATATGCAATTAAGCATAGCAAAAAGAAAGGAAATGAATAAAAAAGCAAAGGAAACAATTCCAGAACCTACAAACTTAGAAGAGCTTAAAAAACTTCACCCTCACATTACGGATATTAGATGTTTTAATCTGAATTTCTGGCCGGACACAGTTCCAGAAAATTTAAAAGAATACATAGATTAGGAGAGAGAAATAAATGCAGAATTGGGAAAGCTGGAAGAAACCTACAGAAGAACTTCCAAAATTAAATACACAAGTAATCGTTATTCCAAACGATAAATGTGCTATCTGGGTATGCCCAGACCATAAAGCATATTTAGAAAAAATCTTTGTAAATGGTAAAGAGGATTTTGCATTCTTTGCTTACCATGACGGCGGAAGATATTTAGTTAATGTTGATAAGTGGCGTTATAGATATGACCCGGATATTAAATTATTTCAAAAAGCAAAATGGGACATATTCACTTATTCTGCGTCAGATACAGAGAATAAAATTACTACAGAATGTCAATTATATTCTGCTTTTGAATTGGGACTTACATTTTTATCACAGAAAAAAGAAATAGAACCAAGATTTGAAAATGGTTTTTATTCTTTAGGTGGTGAAGATTGGGAAATAAAAATAAAGGAGTGTATATGATTTGTTGTAAAAGTTATCAGGATATTCCAGAAGATCCAAGAGATAATTACATGGATTCGGAAGATTATTTTGATATGTTTTATACAGAGTTTTGTAAAAGAAACGGTATAAAAGATTTATCTGATGATAATTACGAAACAGTCCGCCGTTGGTGGTATGAGTTCGTAAATGGTCGTGGCGAAGAATGGGACTATGGCTGCGACATGACTTTAGAAGAAATGTTTGCAGAATTAAAAGAGTATGACGAAAACAGAGAAAAGCATACTTGCGAAACTTGCGAAAGAAAAAGGGATGATATTTTCTGTTCACATTGCCGTACAGCTTGTAACGATGATTACACCCTTTCTGATTATTGGCATTCTTATACCAGAGTAGAAAAACTTCTCTGGGAAAGAATTGCACAACTTCAAAACGATAAAGGGGAATTAGTAGACAGGTGCAGGGAACTTGAAGCACAGATTAAGAAAATGAAGTGTTGTGAGAATTGCGGTTGGTACTATCTACAACAGCATTGGAGAGAAAGCAAAGAAATAAATGAAAGTAGAATGTTTCATTGTGGCACTTGTGGAAATAAAAGGAATTGGAAAATTAAGGAGATAAAATAAAAATGAGTGATGAACTTTTGCTCATTGAGATAGAACGCTTACGTCAAATGCTTGTAATTGCAAGTATTGATGTAAGTAAGTTTATAAATTGTAAACCGAGCGATTATCTGCACGACTTGGGAACAAGAGATTATTATGAGGAGATAAAAGAAAAATGAATGATTATGTTTTTACAGTAGAAGTTTCAAACAAAGACGGTTCAAATGTAAGACGAAAAAACATAGCCGTTTGTGCTGATAATGTTGAAGTTGCTTTTGATAAAGTAAAAAACAATGTTTCAAATACTTATGATGTAATTCGTGAATTAGTCGGTGTGGAAAAATTACAAGGAGATAAAAGAAAAATGACAGAAGAAGAACTTGAAAAAGAAGCAGTTGAATATGCGGAAAAAATAAATCTTCAAAATGTAAATATTAGCGGAGTGGTTAGAAATCATATATCGCAAGCTTATCTTGCAGGAGCCGAGCCAAGAGAAAAGCGTATAGATTGCTTAACTTTAGCTTGTGAAAATTATAGAGAAGAAATGGAAAAGAATCTTGCTGACGCTGTCAAACTTGAAAAAGAAAATGCAGAACTGAAAGAACTTATAGAAAAATATCGACAAGCCGTAGATAAATGTTTGCATATCACTTTTATGGGTGGTGGTTGTGAAGTACATACAATCGGACAGTATGCAACACTTGTAGACGGTTACTTGACAGATGTTGAAGGTTTGGCAAAGTGGAAGCAATAAAGGAGATGAAAAGAAAATGACTAATATGTTTGAGAAAGAAGCAGAAGAAATATTGAACAATCATTGTGATTGTGAACTTTTGCCTGAATGTATATCAGGAATTAGGTGTAGATGTTCTGATTTTGAAGAAATGAAGAAACTGTTATTAGAGGGGATTGAGTTCGGCTATAACAAGGCTAATGAATGGCATTATGTGAAAGACGGAGATTACCCAAAAGAAAAAGGTAATTATCTTGTTGCTTGGAAAAGAACACATCACGTTGAAGAATATGGCAAATGGGGGTTTGATGTTGATTTGTTTAATGCAGACGAAGGATATTTCGAAGGTGTAGGAGATTATGTTATCGCTTGGAAAGAAATTGTACTTCCAAAGGAGATTGAATAGAAATGAATAAAAAAGACAGAGAGCAAAATCAAGCATTCTATGATTGGTGGGAAAGTCAGAAAGAAGCTGACGGTCATGTGCATAGTCCTAAAATGACTTACCCAAAGGTTATAATAGACGATAGGAAAAACCAACAATTGAAATATAAAGTAAATCTGGACGGTACAGTAATAACTTTAGTTCATAATGAAGTATTACACTATTGCTCTATTATGACTACTAAGACAATGCAGATACTACAAGAGCCTATACCACTCTTGCAGATGTTCGGTTTTATCTAATTTGGAGGTTTAGAAATGTTTGGAGAAGGTTATAAACCGTCAAAACAAAAACTTTATACAATCTTTTATCGTTACAAGAGTTTAGAGGGCGACTGCGGCGAAAATGTGCATATTGCAACAAGAACTAAAGGACAGTGGCATGGTGAAAGATATGTCAATTCTGACCCAGAAGAATGTATTAATATGTGGGACAAGTTGGGTGAATGTTGGGCGGTATCACCTAAACAAGCAATTGCAAGATTATGTTTTGCAACAGATACAGACATGAGAATTTATGACGACGGTCATAGACTTATCTGGGGTAACGAGTTCAAAGTAGAATTAAATAATGAAATTGTACATAGAACTTATGTAGGCTAAAATCCTACGTTGTAGGTAAAAATAAATCTTGTTCGCTATAATTCAGACGTAAAACGAATTAACTGAATATTTAGAATAATAAGGGATAGCACTTCTGGAAAGTTTTTCTGGAAGTGCTTTTTTTTGTTTTCACATGGTTTTATACATAGTTTTACATAAAACTAATATTGTATGCCATTCGAGAAAGGAAAAACGGCTCACGATCCAGAAAGTGAAAGGAAGCGAGCGGAAACAAAAAGATATAACAAACTCATTAAAGGCGATATTTTCGATGAAATTAGAAAGGCTTTTATAAATCCCGTAGACGGTTCAAAGTCGCCTTTCTATCAAGATTTCATTAAGAAATATGTGCAGCTTGGAATTGATAAACCAGAAAGTACCGCCGGACAAATGATAGCTTCTCAGATATTCCAGGAAGATATTATCTCTAAGTTGGATGAACAAACAGAGAAGTTATTAGCCAAAGATGTAGACTTCACACAATACCGATTGCAGAAACGACTGATTAAAAGACAAAAGGAAGTTTTCAATGATTTTGTAAGTCCTAAAATTGCGGTCATGTGTTCCAGACGAGCGGGAAAGACAGAAGGTAATAGCGACATAATCAATAGGGTTGCCGCCGTTCCTAACTCACCTATTTTGTACATCAATTTGACTTTCGATAATGCTATCCGCCAGATGTACAACAGGGTTATAACAGAAGCCAAAAGAGCAGAAATCCCAATCGAAAAAGAAAGTAAATCTGCGGGATACATTCAGTTTGCAAATGGTTCTAGTGTCTTATTCAAGGGCAACAAAGACAAGGCAGAAGCAGACAAAATGCAAGGTGATAAATATCGCCTAGTCATAATTGATGAAGCACAATCACAGTGTAATATGCTCTATCTCGTTGATACAATTATCCGCCCGATGTTGGCAGATTACTCAGATAGTCAATTGATTTTGACCGGAACACCACCTAGAAGAAAAGGCACATTCTTTGAAGCTGCTTTTAATAACCCTAGATGGACTACTTATTCCTGGTCTATGTTTGAAAATCCTTATGTTCCAGACCCAGAACTCACAATACAAGAAATCTGCAAGGAAAAAGGTGTAGATAGAGATAGTGCATTTATCCAGCGTGAGTTTTACGGAAAGATTGCTTATGATACAGAAGCACAGATATTCAAAGGTTATAAAACCTACTCTGGTATTGTTCCGCCTGAGTTTATACCTACACACATATATGTTGGTGTAGACTTTGGATTCGCAGATTACAACGGTATTGTTACAATGGCGGCTAATGTTGAACAAAGACAGGCTTATATTATTTATGAACGAAAGTTCAATAAGGCGACTGTTACAGAAATTATAGATTGCGTTAGAGAAGGATTTGAAAACGGTAAAAGATTACTAATTGAAAGAAATCCTAACGCAGATTTAAGTAATTGCCAGATATTCACAGATACTAACGAAAAATCAATAACCTATGATTTATCACAGACTTACGGCTTGCCCGCTTATTGTGCATACAAATATGACAAGGCTCTGGCAATTGAACAGTTAGCAGAAGAATGCAGAACCGGCCGTATTCTTAATATCGCAGACGGTGAAGTAGTCAATGAGTTTGAACAAACATTGTATAAGCGTGACGACCTAGACAACATCACAAGTGAAATTGATGATGGTTATCACCCAGATATTACAATGGCCTTACTTTATGCTTCCAGACAATATTTCTATGATTGTGGAATAGAAGCCGGTGGAGAAAGCAAGAATAAACAGACAGGACAATTTTAATCAAGCCATTAAAAGGGGGTAAAAATGGGGTGTTCCACTAGGTATATAACGACCTTTCAAGGCTAAGTAATGATATTTGACAATCTATGTCAAACAACCCTCTAAAAACGCATTGATTAGCGTTCCACTAATGTATTAGAGGTAGGTAAATATGATTATATACGAAAATCAAGAGTTCAAAACTTTTAAGGAATTACAGGAAAAACTACATCTTGTAACAGAACGCCATATCCGTTTAGTGTGCCATTGTCGCACAAGTTTTACTGAGAAAATCATTAAAGAAAACTTTATTATGAAGTATCCGGTAATTGCAAATGGCAAAGAATGCTTTGTTTATAACGAAGCAATAATAGACCTTATTCACAAACTAAAGCCAATAAAAAACGATCCTATTCCAGATAACTACATCACTCAAAAGGAACTTGTAAAACAATTAGGTATTACAGTTCACACATTAAGAGAGTTAGAGTTTTGGTGTTGGGATTTTAAGAAATACAAAAAAAGCATAAACAATAAAATATATTTTGATTTCTCCCCAGAAGCTAAAGACTTTTATAACAGAAAACTTTATAAATGGCGAAATCCAGATAGAAAGCATGGCACTTGCTGGCAAAGATAAAAAAAGTCCCTAGTTGGATTTACTTGTGAGGTAAACTAGGGACAAGGTAAAAATGATTATACTTTATTAGTTTACTAATGAATTAGACATAACTTTCAGTCCTGTAAAACAACTCTCCATTTTGCCCTTACTAGTTCCCAATTCCTAGTAAGGGCATTTTCTTTTTTAACTAATGAAGTATGAATGTTAGACAGATTAGAAAGAATGTTACAAAAAATTATTTGTTGTTTCCGCTTGAAATGTATACACATATTTGCGGAAGTGTTGTTATTACGGCCTATATACTTTCAGAAGATAAGCCAGATGTAAAAGAGCTTAGGAAAAAATGGAAGTATGTTTTAAGGCATGGTTTAGGGTTTGATTTTTCAGACCCGGACTACATCAAGAAAGTTTGTGATTTATTCGGTGTAAAAATGTTTCCTCTGGATCAAGCTGCTTTTGTTCAGAGCGAATATAATGCTTTAATTTGCCCTTATCTTGAAATTGAAGAAGGGAAAAAATCTATTTTACCGCTTAGGGAAGATGGTTTATTCGCCAGAACTTTAAGAGTAGGAAAGATTTACCCTTTATCGGATAAGGTTGAAAAGGTGGTTTAATATGGGTGTTTTTAATAGCATAATGGAGAAAGTAAAAACTAAGTTTAATGGCACTTCTCCAACAAACATAGAACAACAGAGCAAAATAGATAATGCTCTTAGCAACGATAAAACTATTACAATCAATTCTCCAAAATCGGAAAGATACACATATCTTCCTGGAACGGCTGGAAAATGGCTTGAGAAGTTTAAGCCAGAAAGCAAGGAAGAAAAAGACACTTTAGCACCTATCGGGTTCTTTAGAGTTGGTGAAATTGATACAGAAAGACAAAAGAAGATTGCAGAACGTATAAGGGCGGCAGCTTCTTTGATGAATCAGAAAGAACTTACACCAGAGCAAGAGCAACTTGTAACAGCTCAGGCGCAAAGAGAACAGATGTACACTCAGGACATACCCTCTACCGCTATTAAGAAAATGAAATATGACCCTAGAACAAAAGAATTATGGGTAACTTTTCAAGGCTCTAATAAAAAGTATTGGTATCCTAGAGTGCCAAAAGAGAAGATTGAAGAAATGATGGCCGCGCCTAGTAAAGGTGAATATTTCTTGAATAATATACACGACCAATACTCAGTAAATTACCAATTGCATGGAACACACTCACCACAGAGCAATAAAGCAAGTAATAGAGCAATTAAAAACATTTACAAGAAAATGCAGAAAACTTATAGCAAGGGTATGAAACAAGGCACAATGAAAGGAGTTTTGAATAAATGAGTTTGATTAAAGAAACGTTACAATTTTACAAAGAAAGAAAGCTGGAAGAAAAGCAGAAGAAAACACTTTTGAAACATAAAATGGATTTTTCTCTACTTGAACAGTTTATCCAGAAATGCAACGAAAACCCAGATTTAAGAATCGATATACACCTTGTAGACGGTACACTTATAAACATGAAGTGTTACCAGAAGAAAGAAACACATGATTTAATCAACGGCAATATTTACGAGGTAAGATAAAAATGAGTATACCTTTAATTCAAGACAACCAGAAAGACAGTATCAACGCTAGTTTAATTGCAATAAAGAGAGAAGAAGAACGGTTACAGGCTCTTATTGCAGAAGCAGATAAAAAGATAGCTCAATTAAATGAATTAAAGGTCAATAAAAGTGATATTGTTGATGAAGTTACTCTCAATAATATGCAATCTGTCACCTCTAATGCGGTGGCAAGTGCATTGAGTAATCCAAGTTTAAAATACGGTACGTTTGGTGTGCTAGGTGGGGCAAAGTCATTTATAAATGAATATGTTTCTTTACAAGACTTGTGGAATATTTTATGTGGTACAACTTATACTTGGGGAAAGGGTGTTGGTGGTATTGTGGGTGGTTCGGTGTTTATTACTGACCAAAGTTTAGGTTGGTGTAATTTTTTGTACATTCCACATAGAACTGGTATAAATTCAGATAATTATAAGTATGGCACATTATTATTATTCCCAATGACTAGACAAGGGACTTGGGTTAAAATGTGCCAGAACAACGGCTCTACTTTTGTTTTTACTAGAACAATTTAATATCAAGTTTCTGTAAAATAAGAGAACGACACAACAACTGTATAAGACATAGAACCGCCACCGCCTTTATACAATCTTATCAAACCATCTTCATGATAAATAATGAACTGTCCTCCTGGATTGTCGCTCACATTTACTATGAAACAAACTCTACAATCTTTAATTGGTTTCCATTTTGCAGGTAAAACACCTACAGTAATTGGTGAACTTCCAGAAATAGCCTTATATAATTGACCATATACAATTCGACCTATTTTATATAAAGTAAGTCCAGATATAGCGGTGTAAGTTTCAACATTATACAATGCTTCTGCCACTGCATTAGAGGTGACAGATTGCATATTACCATAAGTAAACTAATAACTAGAGGTTACTTATGGCAAACAGTAAAGCAAATATCTACCCTATTCAGTTACAAGGTGCAGAATTAAACTTAAATAAATATGACGCAGAAATAAAACAGTATTCTGGATTCAATAAAAACAACTCCCCTTTCGTTGGTGGTTGTTTGGCTAATGTGTTTACTAAGGATGAAACACAAGAAGGCAGCACAAGTGAAAACACCTATATTGATACTAACGGTGATGTGTATCATGTTGATACTGAGGGATTGTGGAAGAACGATGAAAAGGTAATTAGCATTAGAAGTAATACAGAAAACTATTTTTTTGAAACAGAAGATATAGATAATAGCGATAATACTTTACTGTTTTGTTTTTCAGATTTGTACAAGATTTATAAAAAATATGAAACACAATGGAATAGAGAAGTTTTGTATCTGAATAACACAAGATTAACAGATTATTACGATAAAGATGATGTTATTAAGTCTTTCCAAGATAGACTGTGTGGCGTATTCCTTTCTGAAACTGTTTTTTGTCTTGTTTATGTTTATGTAGACAGCTCTTGTCATGGGGAAATATATTTCTTTGAAAATGGAACCTTGCTAAATTCTAAAGCGTTTGGATTTGGGACTATTGACGCAGATTACAATTACACGAAAACCACAGTTTTGTTACCCTCAGACGAAAGTAATGCTCTTTGTGTTTTTACGAATAAAGAAGCGTATGCTTACATAAGATACACTGATGATTTCCAAACTATAACCATTGTTACTAGTTCCGGAAGAAATCAAACTTTTACAACAAATTATAATGGCTCTTCTGTTACTAGCGTGTCTGATGTGCTTGATGATGTTTTTATCGAAAGTTACCCTATGAATAAGGCGTTTGTTGTGAGAACAAAAGAAAGTTCAACTAGAAGCACTGCTAGATTTGGAATGATGGCTTTGAAAGGCCTTGATTCTAATAATAAGTTAGTTTTTAATTTTGATTATTATCAATCTTTTCAAATGTATCAGGCAAACGCAACTACAAGTTTTGAAATAGATGTAAGTGAAGTTAGAACTCCTTATTATATTTGTTTAAATACTCAATTTTACGGTAAGCATTCAAGTTCTTCTTCAACAACTCAAAATACTCCATGTGTAATTTGTGGCTATCAAGTTATTTATAACGGTATGTTTAATATCATTCAAAAGGAAAATGGGTACAATGTAAGTAAATACTCAAGCGGACTTAGAATTTTGCCGCCAATTTATCAACATGACAGTTTATATTCATTAAATTTCAATAATTGTTATTTATCTGGTATCGGTGGGGCTTATGTTTTATTCACAAATTGGAATGATGTGGATATAGATACTGTTTTTATAAATCAATTTGAACGAGCTGTGTATTACAAAGATAGTATAGGGTTTCATAAAATTAAACAAGGAATACCAAAATTAAGAAAAATAGGAAATCAAATTGTTATAAATTACGATGGTATCAATAGTTATGACATTAAACGGAATAAAACTCTATTATTTGCACCTAATTACAATAATTTGAATAAGATTACTGATGTATACACTCAATCCGCTAGGTATGATTATGCTTGTGAGTTTCCATTAACGGGTAATGCGGGAACATTTTATTATATGGCTAGTTCTATAAATGAGTATGCACAAGAGGATAATTCTTCAATTTTATTAAATCCCTCACCATTTCTTTTCAATGCTAATAAAGCGTATTTGTCTATTGCCTATGCTAATTGGGGCTCGATAGGAATTGATATAAATACTTATTTTGGGCAATCAGATATTGTTTACTCTGTAACCAGAGGGGCGAGAGGGCTCATTAAAAATAAAAATTTAATTGGTTTATCTTTCCCAATAACAACAGATGGTAATGTATCTTATTCACCATCTTTATTTTCTGAAATAAAAAGTGCTTACGGAAATAAAATATTTATTAAATCTGGTTCTACTTTCTACCCTCTTGAAGTGGGAAATAATAGCGAACCTATTATGTCATTCTTTCTGGCTTCTGGAATTGATAATTTGTCAGAAGGCTTTATTGTTCAAGGTCAGTTCTACGGCATTATCAATAATGGATTGTACTCTCTGCAATATTCAAATGGTGTAATTTCAAGCATTGATTTTGTTGTAGATGTATCAAATTTAAAGTTCTGTGGAAATACACCTTATCAGGCATTCTTCTTTTCTAAGACAAACAGATGTTTGTATTCGTTCACCGGTGCTAATGTAATGAACCAGACAAAATTCTTAGATAAGTTTGAAGATGTAATCGGCTACAAATATAACCCAGCAACACAAACAATCTTCATGATTACAAAAAACGAAGTGATTGCTTATTCTGCCTTCGGAACTTATGAAATATCTTTCGCTAATTGTGTAGAAGTATTTTTGTTACAAAAAGGTGTTTGTTTACTTAATGATAGCGGCAACTTCAAGTATATACGCTATTACGCAGAAAACGGATATACAAAACAGAATATCAGACTTGAAACTTGTTTTTATGGCATGAATAACCAGACTGTAACAATCAACGATTGTTTGTATGTTCGCTTATTCAGTGAAGAACACGAAAGCGGCGATGTAGAAATGACCGCTAGCACACTTTCTAACTCTGGCAGAATGACAGAAAAAACAACTTTCAAGATTAAATCTTCTGATTGGGACAAAATGACACATAGTATTTATTTACGTTATCAACCTAAAGAACAAAGGGGCTTAGGTGTAAGTTTCTCTATCAATTCACCTTTCAAGATTGCAGCTCTTAGCGTTGGTTCTCAACCAGACGCAATTCTCATTGATAAAGTTTCAAAGACCGCTATAAATGCACCTCAGAGAACTACAAATAATAGTGAATGGTAATTAAAGGAGTTTAAGAATTATGTTTAACATGAAAACAAGTGATTTATTCAGAAGAGCAAAACAGCTAGCAGATTTAGAAGGCTCTGATTTTATTTCCTGGAATGAAGCAATAAATTGCATAAATGAAGCTCATGTGGGATTGTATGAAAGACTTATCAATATGGGTGATAACTCATTCGTAAAAAGTTTTCATACTTCTACTACGGTAGAACTTCCGGAAGATTTCTGGCAATTGAAAGGTGTTTATCTCTACAACAACGGTAACTTACAGACAATTAACCGTAGAGCAGATAACAACGGAATACACCATCTTTCTTATGAGCTTAGAAACGGCAATATTGAATTATTTGGAAATCCAAACGATGTACTTGTAGAGTATTTTCCAAAACCTAAACAGTTATTTTTCCCTTCTCAAGATGTAGAAGTAAATCTGGATCTCCCAGAAGGTGCAGAAATCCTTGATTGTTTCAAACATACTTTCTTGTACAAAGTAAATGATACATACAATATTTACGATACAGACGAATTGAAAAACGCAGAAGATATTTTTAATGGTGTTGAAACTTTTCCAGAATACCCGATTTACAAGATTATCAATGATTTTGTAATTATTTCTAACTTAAATAATACTTTACTTTACCAGATTTCAACCGGTGAAATAGTTTATACAACAGAGTTTCACCCGATTATTACAGAAAGCGGAAATCTTTATTTGATGAAGTACACAGAAAGCCAGCCTTTCGAGATTTACGCATTTTCAATTCATGATGGAACAATAAATGTTTCTTTAGTAAAAACTGTAAATGCCTGGAAAGGTTACTGTTATTACGCTGATGATGAATTAAACAATGTGTGGAGAGTTTACAGTAAATACTCTTCTGCTCCAGCTTATTTCTTGTCATTTAATAAAGAGCCTAGCGGAAGTGAAATAAATAATTCACTCATGCACATTTACAAAAACAATGGAGTTTATTTTATTAGAAATAATAAACTGAATTTCATTGATAATGATTACAACACAACAGAAATTAAAGGCATTGAGGGGAATATAATCGGTTTTATTGACATAAACAAAAACACCGGTTTTGGTTACTGTGTCAAAAAATATGGCAGATATTTTATCTGCTCATACTGTGAAGATACTGAATTAAACTTCCCTAACTCTTTCTATTTCCAGATTATTTCTTATCTGCTTGCAATTGCATTCAGAAGTAAGCAAGGGGCAGACATTAGCCTTTTATCTAATCAGTTAGCTGCAATAGAGCAGACTTTTGAAGATACTCTCGGATCAGATAGTTTTCAATTCCCTAGAATGGGTAATGTTTATAACTAATAACATGAGGATAATAACATGGCTAAATCAAGTAATGACAGATACAATGAAGCAAAGGAACAATATGATACCGCGAAAGATACCTATACAGGCAATGCGGGATATGAAAACTCACTAACCGCCACTTCTGGAAAGGGAAAAGCCCAGACAGAAGAAAGCATGACTGTAGGTCGTGAACAAGGTGCAAAGAATACTGCAGAAGCAACAAAAACCGGACTTTCTAACGGTTCAAATATCAATAGTCAGTCTTTGACTTCTGGTATGAATAACGCTAGCACAATCAATTCACAAGTAAGTGCAGACGGTTCAAACGGTGCAAGAAATCAAGTAGGGTTATCAAATGAACTAGCCCAGAAATATGCGGGACAACAGGCAAGTGCAGCGGCCGCGGGGGCTCAGAGTAAAGCAACTACGGCGGCAAGAGCTGCGGGAATGAATAAGGCACAAGCGGCCATGATGGGAAGCCAACAGAATGCTGCCGCTTATCAGAACGCATACGGAAACGCTTATTCTCAACAGTTGGGAAATGCTTCTAGTGCTTATGATACAAACGCTAACCGCTCTAACTCTAACATCAACACACAGCAACAGATGGCTAATTCTAATATCAACAACCAGCAGAGTGTTGCAAATAGCAATATAAATAACGCTTCTGGAATGCAGAATAGCAACCAGACTAATCAACAGAATCTTGCAACCCAGCAAGGAAATGCAAATCTAGGGGCAAACGCTACAGGCATGAGTGCAGAACAGACAGAAGGACAGGCAGAGTATGATAGAACCTGGGGCAATTGGGGCAACGGTTTAGGTATTGGCGGCTCTTTTGTAAAAGCATTTTCAGACGAAAAACTTAAAAAGTATCGGGAATGTTCTAAAAAGGTGGTTTACAGAACTCCTTCTAAAATAAAAGCTCTAAAGTTTGAAAGAAAAGGAGAATAAAACAAAATGAATATTGTTAGAATGATTTTGAAAGAAGCTGGGGGAAGAGCAGAAAATGCCGCCGGCTCTATCAATTCAAAAGATAATATGTTTGCTGGATCAAGTGGGAATGCCGTTTCCGATAAAGTCGGTAAAATGTTCGGACAAAGTGGAAATCAGAACCCAATAGCAGACCCTAACGAAAAAGAAGAAAATACAGATACTACAAGTTTTTCTGCAAGTGAAGAAACTACTCCTAGTACAACAAGTGTAGACAACGAAACACAAGTAGAACACCCAGAGGGAGAAACTGTAGATTTTTCTGATACTGATACAGAAACATTTTCTGATGAAACATTGAAAAATTATGAACAGTACAAAAAGAATGCACCTAAAGCAGAAAGCAACAAAGGAAAATTGAAAAATCTTGATATTTCCCCTACAAGTACAAAACCGGTTACTTCTGGCGATAGTGGAAGTGGTTCTGGTGGTGGTTTCAATATTGGTGCTATGGCTAATATGTTTCAAGGCATGATGAATGCTCAGGGCGGTGAAGGTGCTAGTGATATGGGCGGAGATAGTGCCGATATGGCTAGCGATATGGGAGATATGGGGGATATGGCAGACGCCGGGGACGCAGCAGACGCCGCTAGTGATGAAAGATTAAAGCATATCTTTGGAGATAATCAGGACGCTATCAAGGCCTTTGCAAAGATAAACGCTATTGAGTTTACCTACAACGACAAGGCGAAAGAAATCCCAGACGGTGAAAACAAAGGGATTGATGATGATGTACATTATGGAGTAAAAGCCCAGGAGATAGCAGAAAACCCATTTACAGAAAGTGCTGTAAAGAAAGACCCTATATCAGATTATTTGACAATCGACATAAAAGAACTTACAACGGCCAATACGGCTATTATTTCTGAAATCTGCAAAAGGATTTTAGTTATAGAAAAAGTCTTAGGAATTAAGGTGGTATAAAAATGACATTCGCAGAGTACAACACAGACGCTAACTTTGATAACAATAAATCAAGCCTTGAAGAACTTGTAAAACTTGGTAAGTCAGAAGGAAAGACTTTAGACCAGATTAAGAATGCCCTTTCTACAAAATGGAAAGGCTCTTCTAAAATTGGAAATATCCAGACTTACTACGACAATGCACCAGACCGCTATAAGAAAGGCGGCTATAACGGAATGCCTACAAATGTACAGGCTAAAAAGGGCATTGATGAAGTAAACAAGGTTGAACCAGAAAAGGCCGTTTTACCTCTTAAACAGAAAGAACCAGAACCAATGAAAGAAGAAATCAAAGAAGAAACAACGGTGGAAAAACCTAAAAAAAATGGCAACACTACCACTACAAAAATAAGTGATATGGATAAACGCTTTGCAAACCAACAGGAAAGTATTATGGATTATGGCGAAGATACAGAAAACGCAAGGCAAGAAGAACTTTCCGCAGACCGTTGGGACAAAACAAGTGAAAATATGCGAAGAATGGGCGAAGAGTTTGGAAACATTGATGATAAATTAGTCGCTCAGTTACCTACTTTCATGCTAAGACGTTATACTAACGGTGATTTTGGCGACCCTAAAGGTGCAGACGCTAAATTAAGACTTGCTCATTTTATGATTAACGGCTTAGGAACTGCTCTTACAAATGCTTCTAATGTAATCAAGGGAAAACCTTTAGAAGAAAGCGATTACGAAAAATACCAGAGTACAAACCTTGCAAAAGGTCTTGAAAACAGATGGAATAAGTATAAAAAAGAAACTGACGCCGCTATGGAGATGGCTATCAATCAGGGCGGAAAAGAAGAAGAGTTGAAAAATGCTATTGCTAATATCTCTGCAAACAATCGCCTTGCTTCTAAGTTTAACATGATGAATGAAAGCCAGAAGGCCTACACCCTTAATGTTATGGCTAAACTTGGAAATGAAATTAGCAACATGAATGATAAAGATTTTGTAAGTACACTTGTAGGATATGTTATCTCTGGAGATACTTTATCATGGCAAGAACTTGCAGAAATCTTAGCTGCCAGATACGGAAAAGACGCTATGAAAAAACTTGGTGAAAAAGTAAGCAATTCTAATGAAAATCTCGGCGATAACATTGAAGAACAAACCGCCGGTTATTCTGGATCAAGTAATAGCAATAATACAGATGGATATAGTGTCACACTTTCAGACGGTACAACAATAAATCCTGGTATGACTTTACAGAGTAGCGAATACAAAGAAATTACAAAAATAGCGGATGATTTGAGTACAAAGTATCGTAATGGCGAAATTACAGAAGAACAATTTAGGGCAGATTACGGAAAACTTGAAGAACTGATGAAACAACACCCGATTGCGAATAAGTTTGGAAATATTCGCCCGGTTGATGATATGGTAAAGGATAACAACAAATTAAAAGTAAATGACATTACCACTAAATACAACGAATTACAAAATAAAGCCAAAAACGGAAAAGTTTCTACTTCTCAGTATGAAGAAGAGTACAAAGAACTTGAAGAAAAGGCTAAAGCAATCGGATTGACTGATAAGGATATAAAAGGGCTTATCCCTAAACTTAGTCAAGAAAAGATTTTGAAGTATGCTAGTAAAGCTGCTAACAAAAAGTAAAAATAAGGCGGGTGTAACAACCCGCTTTTTTATTCCACAAAATAATAATAATGAACTACGATTTTAGGGGAACTTTCAGAAAACTCAGTTTCTTTTTTATCAAAAGTTATATAATCTAACTCTTTTATATTATTCAGAAAGTTACCATTCATGCCATTATCATCAATCAACGCTATAACAACATCACTTAATTTCTGTTTGTCATATCCTCTAACATGAATTATAGTTTTCTGGCCTACATCTTTTAATTCTTCTGCATAAATAAAATATCTTTCTTGATTTTCATAAAATCTTAAATAACTAAGGCCTCTGGATTTTTCAAAAATTGTTTTACTTTCTGCAAACAATCCAGAACTAAAAATTGTCAAAATTATGACAATTAAAAATAGTTTCCTTTTCATAAAAAAATACCTCGTACCTATTTTTTTAGTAAAAATTATAAAACCCTTTTTAAATAAATCAACTGTCTAAAAAAGTATACACATATACTAATACAAGAGAGGTTAAACCATGCAGATTAACTTGAATCTTGATTTAGAGAAATTAAGACAGAAACAGAAACAAAAGACCAAAACCGGAATGTCAATGCAAGCGACTGTAAACGGTGCTTTGAATCTGCCTGTAAGTAATGGCGGCGGACAAATGCCTAACACTTCTAAAACTGATGGTTGGGGGGCAAATGCACAATGAGAAAAGTAAATGATAAGGACATAACAAGTGCCGTAAGTTCATTAAAGGCATTCTGTACAAACAGACGTTCTAAGTATTACAGAAATTACAGAAGATATAACTACACACCTTTTGCAGATTTGGAGAATATCTCTAACCCTTCTGTAGTTGGTTATTACGAACAGACTAACGAAATTGAAGAAGATACAACCCAGACACCACAGATTAACATTATTAAATCTTGTATTGATACACTTACATCTAAGATTGCACAATCGAAAGTAAGACCATTCTTTAACACCCAGAATGGAACTTTTAAGGATATACAGACTGTAAAACAAGCTCAGGCATTCTTTGATTTGTATTACGATTTACAGAACGTAAACAAGAAAGTAAGTGAAGCATTTAGGGACGCTTGTATCTTTGAAAAAGGTGTAATTTACATTGATGAAGAAACAAAAGAAATCACAAAGGCTCTGCCCTGGCAAGTATTTGTAAGACCCGCAGAAGTAACTTATGGCAAGATTACTAGAGCCTATTACGAAAGAAAAGATTATCCTACAACATTACTTTCAGATAAGCTAATAAATAAAGCACAATGCCAGAACAGCGATTATGTTGTTTACGGTATTTATTATGATGTTTTCAATCACATTAAAGCCATTTTGGTTAACGGCACTGTAGTTGAAGTAAGGCCATACAAACCAAACAAAATACCGTTCATTTTCTTGCATTATTGTTCTCCAATTCTGGGAGATACTTCACAGTCAATCGTTGATATGCTCAATTCTATTCAGTTAGAAATTGACAATCTGATGATGAAAATAAAAGACGCTAGTCAATTAAACCCAGCTTTAACATTCTGCGTACCTAAAGGCTCTAGTGTCAAAACTTCACAACTTAATAACAGAGTGGGTCAGATTCTGGAATATAACGCAACTCCGAACATGACCGGTTCTCCTGTAACAGTTGCAACACCAGCCTTTATAGACGGTCAGTACATGAGCCTTGTAGAACAGTTGAAACAATCGGCTTATGAGTTGGTTGGTATTTCTCAACTCTCTGCCATGAGTACAAAACCTAGCGGACTTAATTCTGGGGTTGCTCTTAGCACAATGGAGAACATTGAAAGTGACAGATTTGAAACACAACTTAATCAAGTTATCCGGGCGTATGTTGATATCGCAAAAACTTGTATTGAGGTATTCCCAGAAGAAGATACAATCCTTCCAGAAGATAACAACCGCCTTTCTATTCAGTGGAAAGACATCGTAGAAGAATCTAACAAAATGGTTGTGCAATTCTCTGCCGCCGATAGCCTTTCTAAAGACCCTAGCACAAAGTTACAACAACTCCAGATGTTAGCACAGACGGGAATTATCCCACAATCTCGAATTGCTCAGTTTATGGAACTTCCAGACATTCAGAGTGGCTATTCTCTTTCTAACAACGCTATAAATGCGGTTCTTACTTGTATAAATGACTGTATCGAAAAAGATATTTTTGATGTTCCAGACTTTATTCCTTTCTTAATGCTTAAAGAAGAAATCATCAACACTCAGTTATCTTTGAAAGCTGCCGCAAGTCCAGAAAATGACAATACAAAAGATATTGCAAAACTTACAAAACTCTATGAAGCGGTTGAAATTAAAGAAGCTGATTGGCAAGCAGACCAGGCATTAGAGCAACAAGAACAAGCTATGCAAGGACAAATGACACCAGAGGGGCTTCCACAAGGTACAAACATTCTTACACAAGAAGCACAAATGCAGCAAGTTGCACCAATGGGCGACATGACCGGCGGGGCTGATATGGATATAAACACACCGAACGGAAGTGCTGCAAACGGACAATGGAATCAGGCTTATATGGGTTAGTAGGTGTATAAAAAAGTATACACTTACTAATAGATTAAGACTATAAAAGGAGTTTAAGAAAAGAAATGGAAAACGACATTTACGAAATCTTAAACAGTTACAAAGACGCTATAGACGTTATCTTAGGCAGACTTGACGCAATAGTGGCAGAGAATAACGACATTAAAAAAAGGCTCTCAAAACTTGAGGGTATTCTTTTTGATGAGATTCTTGAACCCGCCCGCCTTGCTCTTGAAGAGGATGACCGAAATAGACGGTTTGGCGAATTCTCGGAAAAGTACGGAGAACGTTTAGGCGCATTTGATAAAATCTTAGGTGCTGCCGAAGGTAACCCGGATTTTTCTATGGCCAGAACGGCTTTTGATGAATACGAAAAACTTCCAGAACCAAAACCGGAAGAAGATGTGTTTGTCGATAGCATGATTGAAACTGTTGAAGAACAGATTGATTCCATTAAAGAATCTTTGGGAATTCCTAAAGATACAGAAGTGGAAATCAAACAGGATGAGGACGGCAACACAGAAATTAAAGCTGATGGTGAAGTCGTAGCAAGTGAAACTTCTGAAACTTCTAAGCCAGAAGGCGAAGAAGAGAAAGAAGAACAGGGTGAACTTGATTTTTCTGATGATGAAGAAAAAGAAGATGATCCTGAAGAAATTAAAAAGTTTGAAGAAGAGCTTGAAAAGCAGCTCTAATTCATAAGGTTATTTTTTACAAATAGGAGTAAATAAATATGGCTATTTCTGCTAATGCAAGCGTTCTCGCAATGCTTAAAGTGTATTACAAGAAAGAAGGGATTGAAAACCTTCTTTTTAGAAACTCTCCACTTCTCAAGAAAATGAAGAAAGAAAGAGTTGAGGGTAAAGAACAGCGTTTTGCCGCTATGTTCTCTAGGGGTGGAGCTGCCGCCGGTGACTTCACCGCCGCTAAAAATCAGGCTGCTACAGTTGCTCAGTCGGCTGAGTTCTGTGTAACACCTGGTCAGTTGTTTAGCGTTTATTCAATGAATGCTAAAGAAGTTGCCGCCTCTCGCTCAAATGCTGGTGCATACATGAGAGTTGGTGGTGCTAAGATGTTCGCAGCTTCTGAAAGTTTCCGTAAACTTGCCGCCGCTGCTCTCTATGGTTCTGGATATGGTGAAATTGCCGCCGTTCCTACAGGTGGCTGGACTTTGACAAGTGGAACAGACGCCACTGTTGTACTTCCAGAAGATGCAGTTATGAAGATTGATGTAGGAAGTAAACTTGTAGTAAAGGCTACAGTTTCTACCGCTGAAACTTCTGCTAAAAACACACTCACAGTAAAGAAGATTGACGGAACAAATGTTGTTGTTACTCCAGCTTCTACCGCTAATGCAAGTGCCGGTGATATTGTTTGTATTGCTGGTTCTATGAGTGGTACATCACCTCTCTTGCCTGTAGGTCTTGACGGTTGGTTACCTGTACTCAAGAAGAGAAGTTCTTCTGCTAGTGCATGGACTACATACATCACAACTTTATTCTTTGGTGTAGACCGTTCTGTAAACCCAGACCGCCTTGCCGGTGCATTCGTAGACGCTACTGCCGCTACTGGTGACGCTCAGAAGAAGAGCCACACAGTAACAACACTTATCAAGAAACTTCGCCGCCAGGGTTCTTTGTGTGATATGATTGTTATGAATGATGATGATTTCTTAGAGTTCGCTCGTGAAATCGAAACATCTAACACATACTTTACACAGACTTCTACAAAAGAAAAGAAGAATGCAACTATCGGATTCTCTGATATTTCTGCAGCATTCTCTACAAACTATGTAGAAAACATCATTGATGACCCTTACTGTGTAAAAGGCCGCTTCTATGTTCTTTCTTCTGACGCTGTTGAGTTCTGGGGCTACACAAATGTAGAAAAGGCTCTCAACGATGGAGTTGAAGGAAACAATCCTGGAAAACAAGACCCTATGGCTATGGATTCTGACGACAAGGCAAATGACCCACTCCAGCTCCTTGTTGATGACTTGTTCACAATCTCTGGCGGTTCTGACACAGTAGACGGACCTGCAACAATGGTAACTTTGAACCTCTTCGGCTCATTCGTTGTTACAAACCCTTCTGTATGTGGTGTTGGTGAGTTCTACGGTTCTACAGACTTTGCAGCCGCTTAATCTGTAGTATTATAAAATATCACGCTATCGTGATATAAAATTGATGGCGTATAGGCTCTTGCTTGTACGCCATTTTTTTTAGGAGAATAAAAATTATGGGTAATTTTCATGACGCTAACTACAACATCACAAAGATTAGAACTTCTAACGGTGATATTGCAGAACTCGAATTAAACGGAAAAAGTGTTGCTCTTGCCAGTGATGTAAAGATACAGAACAAGAAGGAAGTAACAATCAAGGTGAGTGAATACACAGAACCGGTTGAGATTACACCTACTTCTGGTAAAGATGGAATTGCAAAAGTAATCATTACTCTTGATACGACAGAGTAAACTAATAAGATAAGGAGTGTAAAATCTTATGGATAAGTTAAAAGCATTTTTTGACAACAAGATTGTTAAAATTGTGTGTTGGGTTATTCTGGCTCTTGTATCGGTAATTCTTATTATTGGCGGTGCTGGTGTGGCAGAAATCTCTACAGGTGTAGAACTTGTAGGCGGAGTTATTACCGCCGTTTCTGCTTTAATAATCTTTATTTCAAACTTGGTTAACAAGAAGAAGTAGGTTTTCTTTTTGTATATCTCTCTCCTGGGAAGGTGTAAGCCTTCCCTTTTTTTTTACTAATAAGAAAGAGATGTATACAAATGAAACAAATAATTTTTAGTCAATATTGGGATGAATGCTTTGATAAGAACTCTGAATGGTATCTGAAATATTTAGACCTTCTTACTTCTGCTGAATTAGAAGAACGAACAACAGATATAGAAAAAGGTTATGAGGTTCACCATATTATTCCACGCTCATACTTCAAAAAAATTGGAATTAAAGTTGATAACACAAAAGAAAATCTTATAAAGTTCACACCTTCTGAACATTATATGGCTCATTACTACATGAGCAAATGTGCAAAACCAATTATTAAACACAGTATGATTTATGCACTTTATTTAATGACCCAGACCGCAACTACAAGAAACTGTGAGTTTAGTGCCGAACAGTTCTCAAAGATTTATGAAGAAGTAAAACTTGATTTTATAAAATGTCAGAAAGTAAATACTAATTTAAGAAATCTTACCCAGGAACAAAGACACAAAAACTTTATAAAGGCTATGAAGTCTAGAAGTCAAAATATGGACTACCGCAAATATCTTTCTGACAGAATGATGGGTAATAAAATCAATGAGGGTAATTTAAGATATACTCTTGAAGAAATAAACCTTATGACATCAATGCACAATATAGGTTTTACACTTAAAGAAATCAGAAAACATTTTTTAATTTCCTCTGTGTTTTTGAAAAAACAAGTTGAATCTGCAAAAAAGAAATGGGGAAAAGAAAAGGTTGTAGAGTTCCAGGAAGTCAAAGAAAGAAGTGTAGAAAAATATTTATATGACAAAGAAACTGATAATATTTTATCAATGAGTGAAGTTTTACAGAAAGAGCATATTTCAGATTATGTTCTAAGAAAAAAACTTAAAGACGATAACTACAAATATTGCCTGACTGAGTTCGTTTCAATTTCTGACATTACAGACTTCTTACTTCCATACTACAAAAAAGACCCGTTTATTATTGATAGGCTCAGAACAATTTTAGATTTAATGGTGAAATACAATGAAGATTGAAGAATGGAACGAAATCCCAAAAGACGAAGAAACCGATGTAATAGCGGAAGAAGGTGATTTATGCACCGTTATAGATGGCGTTGCCTTTCTGGTTCAGACCAAAAACGGATTTAATAATATTGTTTGTATAAGAACCGCGCCCGCCACACAATCAATTCTAAAGACATTCTGCGATTTTAGATTATGGTGTGAAGAAAACAAAATCCAATATTTTAGGGTTGAGGGAATTAGTCACACTTATAAAATGCTCTATCTGGTTTGTAAGGAAGGTAGGAAGATTGGCGCGGATTGCGATGTTATATTCCATTATGACGAAAGTCTATATTACGAAAGTTATGTGTATTATGTTAAAGCATACTAATAATGTATGAAAGAATATATTATCAGAATGCAAGCTGAAAAAAGTGAATTAGAAAACCGTTTGAAAAAGGCTAAGGCAGCTTTACTAAATCCGCCTTATGGTGCAGACCAGGAAGGACAGAACCTTCTAAATACGCAAGTGGGCTACATGGAACACTATCTGGATGTGCTAGAGTTGCGTATACAACATGAAGAGAGGAAATCACGATGAATGAAGAAACAATTGATTTCCGCTTAAACCAGATTGAAAAGAAACTCGACCAGGTAACAGATTTATTATTGCAGACACAAGCGCAAGAGCTGCGATTATCTACGGCAGAAAAAGGAATAACAGACCTTAACAGTGCCTTAAAAGCCATTGAAGATAAAAAACAAAAGAATGTAGCCATGTGGCTATCCCCTCTAATATCTGCTTTTATATCGGGCATTGTAGCCTACATCTTTGTAAAACTAGGACTAAAATAAGATGAATAAGAACTTTCCACAATCAGACGCAACGGAACTTTACGAAAGATTTGATAATGAAAAACTCAGGGTAATTTCTAAATATGGGTGTTGTGCCTTTACGGCTCTCTGGATCATGGGAATTACTGACAGTATAAACGCTATCACTATTCTGGCTGATGAAATCGGCAAAGGTCTTGATAATGAATGTACTGTACAGTGGTTTGATTTCTTTAAAAACGTTTCTGGAAGAAATATAAAAGTTGAATTCAGAGATATAAAGAAACTGATTGATTTAGGCAACGTGAAAGGCCGTTGTGCCGTTCGTTATGACTTCAACGGGAAAAGTCATTGGGTAGGTGTTGAAAACGGCCAGATTGTTTTTAATTCTCTAAAGCATTCTATTTGTGTCGCAAATGGAAAACCTACAAAGGCTAGAATTATAACTTTCTTATAGGGGTAGAAGATGGATTTTATCAACATATTACAGACTGTAAAGGAATATATTCCTATTCCTGTTATTGTGGCTGTTGCTGCAAATATCATGCTTGTATACGGCTCATTGTGGCTAGTTACACAGATAGAGAATTATTTAGAAGAGAAGAATAAAAAACAGTACAAGTTCTTTGACGGTAAGAAGGTGTTTTTAAGTGCCTTCTGGTGTGTCATTTTATCCCTAACTTTAGCACTTGCAAAGTTTATCGAATGGCGAGAAATGCCATTTTATTTGTTTGTCATTCTTGGTGCATCTACATTCTTGTATGAAGCATTCTTAAAAAAGATAGGAGTAAAAAAAGATGTGGAATAAAATTCTTGCGGTTCTTTCTGCAATTGGAGTGTTTTTCTCTGCTCTGTTTTACGTTTTATTCAGACAGGCAAAAGACGAACAGAAACTAGAGAAAAAAGAAAATGAAGATTTAAAAAACAATCTGGAAGCAATTGCAGAAGCTGAAAAGGCCGTAAACGAAAAGGATAAAGAAAATGAAAAACTTAAAGAAGAAAGTAATAATAATACTCTTGACGGCTTTAATGCCCTTAATTCTTTGTTGCAGAAGTAACAAGGTTGAATATAAATCCATATACATTATTCCAGACCTTTACTTTCCAGATTTCCCCAACCCAGAAGGAAAAGCAATCCCGCTTGATAAAGACATGAATAAAGTAACTACCAACGATGTAGAAATCAAGTTTGTTTTATTGCCTTTGGAATATTACAGGGCCGTTGTAAATTATAAACTTGATGTTGATAAAGCAGAAACTAAATACACGACCTTTAAAGAGAAAATACAGGATAACTAATAATTTAGAGCTTCTTCCAACAAGTCATTAATTGCTCTTTCCCCCCTTGAGTGTTGCCGCATTTAAGGGGGATTTTTTTTACTAATAATCTGAGGTATACAAAATGAGATATGGAGTGCCTTATAAAGGCTCTAAAAATTCTATTGCAGAATGGGTCTATAGTCATTTTCCAAACGCTGATAATTTCTATGATTTATTCGCGGGCGGTTGTGCAATCACACAAATTGCTTTAATGCGACAAGAATATAAAAACTATATTTGTAATGATATAGACGGTGGCGGGATAGAATTATTCTTAAATGCCATTCATGGCAAGTACAAAAATGAAACCCGCTGGATAGACCGCGCCACTTTCTTTGCAGAAAAAGACAAAGACCCATATATAAAATACTGCTGGAGTTTTGGAAACAATGGCAGAGGTTATCTTTATTCACAAGAAATAGAACCTTTTAAAAAGGCTTGGCACTATGCAATTTATTTTAATGATTTCTCTCTCGGTAAAGAATTAGGTTTAAACTTAGAACCTATCGAACATTTACACGACATTTAC